TTACCAGAAAACACCGCACCTTCCTCTATAAACGTTGGTTTCGTAGGTGTGGGCGGTGGCGGTAACAAAATGGCGAATGCATTCATTGAACTTGGGTTTAATAAAACAATTCTTGTTAATACGACTGGCAAAGATATTCCAAAAAATACAGCAGAAGAGCATGTTGTTCTTATTCCGGACAGCGATGGCATTGGAAAGAATACTGAATACGGCAAAGAAATACTTTCGCAGAATGGCGCAGTAGTGGAAGATGCTTTGCGTATCAAGCTTGGAAAAGTTGATTGGCTATTTGTCCTTGCCGGCGGTGGCGGCGGAACTGGTAGTTCTGTGACGGCGCTTCATCCGGTGTTTGAGAGATATATGAAGTCGGTTCAAGCCGGCGGAAAGGTTGTGTATGTAATTTCTTGGCCAACAGCGCAGGAAAATCTTAATCCAACAATTGCCCGTAATGCGCTGACTCTCGCAAACGATGTTTCGCGGTATCCACATGTTGTTTTAGACAACGAGCGCTCCACTCGGCTGCTTCGTGGTAGGATTGGTATGCTTGGCATGTATCCGGTTGCCAACACACAATTTGCTAAATCATTTGGTCAGGTATTGAAACTTTCGACTGAAGATTCTCCAATTCAATCATTCGATAGTAAAGATCTGGAAACGTGCCTGGGTAAAGATGGAAGAGCGTTTATGGGCTCTACTATGATTAAAGATCCAAACACAGGAAAATTAGGCTCAGTAATTCTTCATAATTGTATGAATCGTTCTGCATGTCCTCCTCCCAAAGGCAAGGCCGCTGCAGGTTCGTTAATCTTAGTGGCGTCTGAAGAAATGGTAGCAGATCCTAGAATCAGCAAGCATCTTGAATCAGCAATCGCTTATGTTGGCGGACGATGCGAAACACTATTCTCTGGCGTTTATGTCAGAAAGAATGTGCCTGGATTGATTGCGATACTAAGTATGAATGGATTAGCGACATGAATAAACTATTTGAAAACTGGAACAGGTTCTTAAAAGAAGATAAAGGCCCCAGTCGCGATGAACAGCTTCAAGCATTTTTAAAAGATGATCCGTCTGTGATGGACAACTGGGCTCAAGCCATTGAGTTTGATGATGACTTCTACTTAGATGAAGTGTTTAGTTCTCTTGAAAATTGGTTTATCCCACCAGCCCCTGAACCGGAAAAAGAAGAAACAGTTCATGCAGCACGCCAATTTCTTAACCGAAAGATGCAGGAATATATAGATAAGGCAGTACGGGACGAAATGACTCCCGAAGAAAGCATGAAACAACTATTTACTGAAATTATCTATGTCTTGGGTCTATTGCGAAAGCACGGAAGTGAAGGTGGAGTAGACGCATACTAAGTATGAATGGATTAGCGACATAAAACTAAACATGGAGGACCATAGGATGAAAAAAATACTACATAAAATAATTAATTTATTTAACGATTCGCACGACTGTTGCTGCTGTTGTAGTTGCGATACTTGTGTTGATTGCAATGGCTGTACAAGATAACTTAAGTACAGGAGACACAAGAATGAAGCTGGATGCGCAAAAAGTATTTACAATTTTAATGGCAGCTGTTGTTATGCCACTTGCCGGCTGGGTGTGGTCTGTAAACGTAGAAGTGTCTCAGCTAAGAAACGATGTTGGCGATTTAGAACGACAAGTTGCGGAGCTTGAAGAGCAAGTTGACGAACAAGAAGAAGCAACTAGAACACTAATAAGAGTTGAAAGTGAGCTTACTCATCTTAGAGATATACTTGATAGAATTGAGGACTTAGTAACACAATGAAAATCATTCTTGCTAGTTATTTGTTAGCAACAGCCACTTGGATTGTTGATGTACAGCAATTAAAAGCAGATTTAGATGAGATGGAGCGAGATGCTTTGGCGCTAGAGTTGTATTTACAAGACAAGCAAGATCATAAAGATTACTGCCCTCATATCAAATGGAAACAGCCGCCACTAAGTACTTATAAAGAAACATTAGTTTCACATTTACCAGAAGGATGTAAATAATGAAGATTACAAAAACACAACTTAAACAGATTATTAAAGAAGAGTTTGAAATTTTTGAAGCTGAGGAAGGTGCTGAAATTATGAAAGCCATACAGGATGTACCATCGGCAGCGCAATCGATTGCTGATGGCGTAAGGAAAGAAATTGAAGCGATTACTCAGGGTTCTGGTTTAGGCCCAGAGGCTCTTGCCAGTATTGTTGCAGAACTAATACAGGCTGACTATTAGGATTGATATAATGAAAATTACACTTGAAAAACTAAGACAGATTGTTACCGAAGAAGTTATCAAAGAGGAACTTGCTCCAGAAATAGCTGCACCTGCAATTGCTGCGATGCTTCAGGGAATGCAGGCCGAAACAACATCCGATGTTTTTGGCGCCGCATTTGACCAGCTTTATGGCGAGGGGGCCCTTGAGGGAGAGGCTGAAAGACAGGCTGCGATGGATGAGCCAGAGCAAGAAGAGTTTCCCACTGATTATCAAGCCGGCGGCGCCTACGGTGACCGTCCTCAAATAGGCTTCAAAGAAGGTATAGAAAAAATTATTAAACATGAATTTGGCGTGTTATTGAAAGAAATGTACAATTTTGAGGATATGTCAGATTCAGAACTTGTAGAACAGGCACACCAGGACGGCATAGAAGAATTTATAGTTTTAGATAGCGAAGGCGATTTGGTTAATCGTGAAGAGATTATTGAAGCGCTAAATAACATTGGCCAAAGTCTCGATGAAGATAGATCTGAGCCTGATGCTGGCTGGTGGTATCGCGCGTTTGGCACTATTATTGAAGATCAGATTGGATATGGAGAACCTACCCCGGAGCAAGCAGCTGCTATTATAGGAGGATTGCAACAAAATATCGATTATTATCGTAAATCCGTAAAACCAAGACGCCCAGCGGGCGGGGGCCTAGGCGGTCCCGGCGGCAATCCACGTTATCCATCTGAAGACGAAATCGCTGCCGCTGGTGGAACTCCATATATGGAAGGTTTAGAACTTAGTGAAGACATGGTTTCACGCGAAGACATCGCAGCTCTTCGCCAGCGGGTAGGAAACATGAGTTATGAAATTGAAAGAATGCTTGTTGCCCTGTTGAAAGCCGGATATTCAATGGACGATATTATGGAAATGGCGGGCGAGCTAAGAAAAATGGATCCACACCCAGCAGACGTACAGGTAGCAGAAAGAAAGCTCAGTAAGTCTGAAGAAAGAGAGAAGGAGAAAGTTGTAAAAGGCATGAAGAAATCTAAAAAAGATTTTGAAAAAAGATATGGCGATGATGCCGAGTCAGTAATGTATGCAACAGCCACAAAGATGGCAAAAGAAAAAAAGGAATAAAATAATGCAACAATATGTACAAGGAAAATTAGATAGATTAGTTGAGAAAGCTATTTCTCGTAAGTTTATGGTATGGTTAACAGCGACTGGGCTGTTTGCTTTTTATGATTTAGCCTCCAGTGATTGGGTTATGATTTCGGCAATTTATATTGGCGGTCAGGCTGTAATTGATGGTATTGCTAGAATGAAAGGTGTATGATGATTAAAGTTGACTGGCTTAAAGTTGTTGGGTTTATAAAAAAAAACTGGAAAGAAATAATAATTGTAGTTCTTTTACTTGCGATTATTGGAAAGATGCGTTATGATTATAAACAATTAGAAAACACTTATCAGGCTAGCCAGCAGTCTCTTCAAAATCAAATTGACGGCTTGCAAGAAATTCATGCAGAGGAATTGGAAAGAAAAGAACACGCATTGCAGCAATATCGCGATGCACTAGATTTATTGGAGAGAGAATATGAAAAAGAAAGAGGAAAGATTGAACTGGTGGTTGAGGAAAGAATTGTGGAAATTGAAACAACAATTGACAACCGGAAACAATTCACAGAAAACAAAGAAGAACTCGCAGAACAAGTAACAGATACATTTGGATTTCAGTATGTTCCTTAAAGCTCTATTATTTTCAATGGCGGCTCACGCAGAGCCGCCACAGTTTACTATCGTTGGGCAGGATGAACCCGCTCCCTTTGAGGGAGTTTTGTTCAACAAACGAGGTATTGCTGAGTTACTTGTGCTTCCAGTACAGTATCAAATGGAGTGCGATTTAGAAGTAGAGTATCAAATTGATGTACAGGCAACTGAATTTCAACTTGAGAGACAAAACTTTCAAATTCGTTTAGATGCGCTTACAAAAGAATATGATTTACGCATCGAGCAAAAAGATATAGAAATAGCAGCACTACAAGAAGCCATGCTCAAACAGGCTCCCTCTAATAAATGGTGGTGGTTTGTTGGTGGTGTAGCAGCTGGTGTCGGCGTAACTTATGCTGCTTATAGAGGTTTTAGTGAGTGAAGATCCAAATAAAATCGCTGCGATAGAAAGAGCAATTGCTGAAAAATATGGTAAAGAAGCTGTTCAAAATCCAAAAGGAAACTGGAACGAAGACAAAGAAAAAGAGTATCTTAAACAATCACGACAGTTTTATAAGAAACAGTATAAAAATGACGAGTGGCAAGAAAAAGTTGATGTTAATGGGATTAAGATCTCGAAAAAACTACTTAATAGAGAATCTATAAAATGTTGTCCTGTCTGCGGGTCCTTCCCAAAGAAATCTTTGGATGATGTTTGTTTGATCAAGTTTGAGTGTTGCAGTAAGTGTTACATTCAATATGTAGAAGATAGAGAAGAAAGATGGAAAAGTGGATGGAGACCTGATGAAACTAAATCAAAAAATACTTAAAAATATAATTAGAGAAGTCTTAGAAGAACAAGAAGCAGATCCGCAATCAAAAAAAGCAACTGCACTAAAAACAGCAGCCATGTCCACCTCAGCCTTTGGAAAGGCCGGCCGGGAAGGTCGCCTAGCAGTAGATACAGAATTAACATCTTTAGAGAGAGGAATAATACAACAGTTTGATGAGTTCCTTTTAAAACTTGCTCAATTGCCCGGTGTTGACTTAAATTCACAAAAGATGGTCATCCAAAGAGTTATGAAGATGCTACAACAACAAATTGGCAAAAGCGCGAAAAAACAGCCGGCTGCCGAACCACAACAAGGAACACAATAATGGCTAAGAAAAATGAAACAATTTCAGTTTTAGAGGTAATTCAAGGCCTGTCACAAGCAGCTGCAAATGCTTATGATGGTGCATTGACAGAGGATGGAGATGCCCTAAAAGCAGGACTTCAAAGAGAAGAGGGTAACCCACTACTTGATAAAAGAGTTTTAGATGGTTTCGGCATCTCTTTTTATGGCCCTATGATGTGTATTAATTATCACTCTGAAGTCCAGTTAAAAGAAGTATATGCCAGCGGATTTGAAAGCGATATAGAGCAAAAGTTAGCAGAGATTTCTTCATTTTTAAAAAAAGAATATCGAAAAATTACTGGAAAATCTGTAAGCTTAACAAAAGATGGTGAGGTAGATGTACGTGTAGAAAGTACTTCAAGAGTACGCTCATGGGTTGTAGCAAAACAGCATTATAAAGTTGGCGGCATGGAAGATGTTGTAGTTGTGGGAGAGGGGTCCGAAGATAGGCTTGACTCCAACTGGCGCAGCTTTCTTGATCAAGGTGGCTTAGGTAAGCGCGCTAAAAATGATACAAGACCAAAGCCAAAAAATGATTAATGAGTTTTCAACTTTCAAAGCAACAAAAAATAAAAGAGATTCTTAAGTGTGGAAAAGATCCCTCCTACTTCCTTAATAACTACGCAAGAATATCGCACCCATTACATGGACTTATTCTTTTTAACACTTTCGACTTCCAAGATGAACTTCTCAAAGATTTTAATGATTACCGTTTTAATGTTATTTTAAAAGCTCGTCAGCTGGGAATCTCCACAATTACCGCAGGTTATATCGTATGGATGATGTTGTTCCATCGCGATAAGGCAATCCTTGTTATGGCGACCAAGTTTGCCACAGCAGGTAACTTGGTTAAGAAAGTTAAGAACATTATGCGCAACGTTCCAGATTGGCTTAAGATTGCAAAAATTAGCGTTGATAACCGCACATCATTCGAGCTTTCTAATGGCTCTTCGATTAAAGCAGCGTCTACTTCTGGTGATGCTGGTCGTTCAGAAGCGTTGTCTCTTTTGGTATTAGATGAGGCCGCACATATCGATGGTTTAGAGGAACTCTGGACTGGTTTGTACCCTACGCTATCTACTGGTGGTCGATGTATTGCATTGTCCACGCCCAATGGTGTTGGTAACTGGTTTCATAAAACATGTACAGATTCTGAAGCTGGTGTTAATAATTTCAATTTAACCGTGCTTCCGTGGGATGTTCATCCCGATAGAGAGCAAGAATGGTACAAGAAAGAAACTAAAAACATGTCCAAGAGACAGATTGCTCAAGAGCTTGAGTGCAACTTCAATACATCAGGAGAAACAGTTATTGATCCTGAATGCATGGAATGGATGTTGTCAACTGTAAGAGAGCCTAAGTATCGAACCGGCTTTGATCGCAACTTTTGGATTTTTGAAGAATTCGATCCAACATGTAATTATTTATTGGTTGCTGATGTTTCTCGCGGCGATGGTGCTGATTTTTCTACATTTCATATTGTTAAACTAGAAACATTGGAAATTATTGGTGAATATCAAGGAAAGCCAACTCTTGATATGTTTGCTAATATGCTTAATAGTGTTGGCCGTGAGTTTGGCAATTGTATGGTTGTGGTTGAGAATAATAATATTGGATATTCTGTGCTGGACAAATTAATTTCTGAATACCAATATCCAAATGTTTATCACTCAATTAAATCAACTCACGAATATATTGAGCAATATCAAGCAGAAGCTCGTACCTCTGCGATCGCTGGATTCACGACCTCCATGAAGACAAGGCCTCTGATTGTAGCCAAATTAGAGGAGTTTATTAGAAACAAACTAATTACCATATATTCTTCTCGTACAGTTAATGAGATGAAAACTTTTATTTGGAGGAATGGTAAGCCGCAAGCAATGAAAGGCTATAATGATGATTTAATAATGGCACTTGCGATTGCGTGTTGGGTAAGAGACACAGCGCTTCAAGCAAATGCGAGAGATTTAAACTATCAAAAAGCATTTGTTGATGCGATATACACGACTAGATCAACAATGAATACTCAAATTAAAGGTCAACATGGCTACAAGAAAAACGAAATTTTTGATAAAATGAGCAAAGCAGAAAAAATGTACGAACAGTACAAGTGGATTATAAAGTGAGAAAATAGATGGCGCCAAAAAACCCAAAACAAGGTAAAAATCCTGCAAATAGAGAATCGACGCTATTCAAGTCTTTGACGAGACTATTCTCAGGCCCGATTGTCAACTACAGATCTCAATCAGGTAGAAGGATCCGTAGGCAACATCTTGATAAGTTTTCTTCTCGATTTAAATCTGCGTCAGGACAACAGTTTAAAAAGTCTTTGTACAGTCCGATTGATCAAGTATCAATCAATGCAATTGCAAATCAGCGAAGAGTAGAGAGATATGTTGATTTTGACCAGATGGAGTACACCCCTGAGATAGCTTCTACTATGGATATTTATGCGGATGAAATGACCACGCATTCAAGTCTTAGACCTATGTTAAACATTAAGTGCGCAAACGAAGAAATTAAAGCAGTACTCACAATTCTGTATGATAACATTTTAAATGTTCAATATAATCTTTTTGGCTGGGCTCGCACAATGTGTAAGTATGGTGATTTCTTTTTATATATGGATATTGATGAAAAATTCGGTGTAAAAAGTGTCATCGCGCTGCCCTCGCAAGAAATTGAAAGACTAGAAGGTTTAGACTCTACAAATCCTAACTACATACAATATCAGTGGAATTCTGCTGGAATGACTTTTGAAAACTGGCAAGTTGCTCATTTTCGAATTCTTGGTCACGATAAATATGCACCATATGGAACTTCAATTTTAGAGCCCGCGCGCCGCATTTGGCGTCAATTGACGCTCATGGAAGACGCAATGATGGCGTATCGTGTAATCAGATCTTCAGAAAGAAGACTTTTCAAGATTGATGTGGGTGCTATCCCGCCGCAAGAAGTTGAACAGTATATGCAAAAAATCGTAACACAGCTAAAGCGCCACTCTGTTGTTGATTCATCTACTGGCCGTGTTGATTTGCGCTACAATCCAATGAGTATAGAAGAGGACTATTTTATTCCAGTGCGCCCAGGTTCTGTTACAGATGTTACAAATCTTGCTGGGGGGTCAAACACGACGGCGATTGATGATGTCAAATATCTTAGAGATAAATTGTTTTCTGCTTTAAAAATACCTCAATCGTACCTTACAATGGGTGAAGGCGGTGAGGAAGATAAAACAACTCTTGCTCAAAAAGACATTAGATTTGCAAGAACCATTCAAAGGCTGCAGCGAGTAATTGTATCTGAGCTAGAGAAAATTGGCATTATTCATCTATACACTTTGGGGTTTAGAGGAGATGACTTGTTGGCATTTAATTTGTCACTTAACAATCCATCTAAGATAGCAGAGCTTCAAGAAATTGAACACTGGAAACAGAAGTTTGATATTGCCGGCGCCGCAACAGAGGGTTACTTCTCACGTCGATGGGTTGCTGAAAATATTTTTGGAATGTCTCACGAAGAATTTATTCGCAATCAACGTGAAATGTTCTACGATAGGAAACAAGATGCATCACTACAGGCGGTCGCCGAGGCAGCT